GCGCGGCGTGTGCGTTCAGCGTCGATAATCTGACGCTGAAGCGGGGTCATAGTCAGTTGGGATTCGGAGCCTTGGAACCCCATCCCAAAGTCCTCGAAGTTGGCAAGAAAGCTATTCGCCGCTCCCGCCTCGGCGAAAGGATTTCGCCTTCTCAGCGTCCGAACTGATGCTCTGAACTCGCTCGGCGATGACCAACGTCTTGCCACCCTGAAGGCCGATGCCCTCTTGGCCGCTCGCGCCGCCGATACCGAAGATTTCACGGACGCCCTCCTCGGTTTCATCCTTGGCGAGGCCCTGTGTACGGTCGATGCCCATGACAGCGGCCTCGGCCATGATTTCCACGAACTCGCGGTCGAACTTCGAGGCGTTGATGGTGCCGTCAGGCTTCTGTTCTTTTTCGAGGGCTTCCTTCGCCTCCTCTGGGTCCATGTCCAGTCGGTCTTCCAGCATGGCCGCGATGGGTAGGAACTCCGGGTCAGTCAGCGGCCTCACGTAAAGGTCGCCGGTCAGTCCGTAGTACGTGAAGTCCTCGATGACATCACGATACTTCTCACCGCGAAGCGCCATCTCACGTAACTTCGAGTAGTTCACGCGGTCGCTCGGTTCGTCTTCTGCTTCTGTGGCGTCGGTCTCGGTGTTGGTGTCAGGTTCAGTCATTGTATGGGAAAAGTGTGAGTGAAAGAGTTGCGGTTAGTGAGCGATGCTACTCAGGCTGGTCGGTCGTGCGGTCCATCGCAACCCAGTCGAAGGCCGTCTCAGTGACCTCCTCCGAGCGAACTTGGTAGGATTCGCTGGTGACGAGGACGGTCTGATAGGTTTCAGGCTCGCCGTTCGTCTCGTGGGTGATGGTGATAGAGACCGGCGCGGAGACACCGTTCTCATCGTAGATGTCATCGTTGATGCCGCCGTCTTTGTCGCTGAAGGTGCGGGTGAGCGTACTGCCCTTGAACATCATCGTTCCTGAGTAGGAGATAGCGGTGATGCTGTATCCGTTTGCCTTCAGGCTCGATTCACGGACCTCTGTGATTTCGATGTCCTTGGTGGTGTCCAGCCGCGAGATGGGGACTTCGTCCGTTGCGGCCTCCACGTCATCTCCGCTTCCGTTCTTCTCGGCACCCCGCGAAACTTGGAGTGCGATGTTTGCGGCAGATTCGATTCGGTCAACGCCAGTGGGAGTCGTAGTCATGAATTAAGTCTCCTGTGTGAAGTCTTTAGGCCGAACTCCCGACAGTTACGTCGTTCTCAATGAACCGGAGTGGGTCCGGTGCAGTGATGGAGAGTTCCAGTCGCGCCTTCGTGGACGACTCCTCGAAGATGCCGATGCTGTACGACTCGATGAGGTTCGAGTCTTTCATCGCCGTAAGCTGGAACTTGATAAGTGCTTCCAGTGCGTTTCGGACTTTGCGCTGGTTCAGCCGCCCGATGAACGGACGCTCGTTCTGGCGTGCCGTGTCGTACACGTAGTCGAGAACGAGTCGCTTGAAGCCGAAGTCGATGTGGGCTTCCTCGGCGTTGTCAACCGAGACACTGGTCTTGTCGTCCTTGATTTCCGCGCCACCGACGCGGTTCTCAAGCGGGACGACGCGCTGTTCGATGAGCGCACCGCGCTGTTCGCGGTTGAGCGTGACATCGAGTTCCTTGTTGGTCTTGAACCGCTGACCGATGGCCGTGCGGTCCAGTCCGATGTTTCCACGGACGCCAGCGTAGGCCGCCAGTGAACTCGTTCCATCCGCGAAACGACTTGGGTAGACTACCTGCACACGCGAAGTGTCGTAGGTGTTTTCGTACTCCTCGACGTTACCCATGCGGGCTGTGTTGGGCGCGACGAACGCGACTGTGTAGAGCTGTTCGTCCGAGAGGTTTTCACACGCGTCTCGAACGCCCTGCTGGACCGCCGCGTTCTCCTGAATCGCCAAGAGGAAGTCGATGGCTTCACCGGCCTCGATGTCCGTCTCGACGGCATCGAAGGCGGTGGGATAGTCGTTCCACGTGTAGTCCACCGTCAGCCCGCTTGTGCCGTCAGGCGAAGTTGGAACTTCGAGTTCGGCATCGACGGGGTTGATGTAGACTTCATCCGCGTCCGGGGCCTTGTCGGCAACCGCATCGCGGGTGAGGATAGGCGTAAGCTCGGTGTTATCCAGTGTGACCGTGAAGTCTGCGGCATCTTCCGTGGTCGGCACGTTGTCCAGCGAGACCGTGGTGCTGGTGACAGCGCCGTGGTCTTCGTCTGTGACAGCGGTCTGCTCGGTTGCGACCGCGTAAATGGGCACCGAGCCTTCGGTCAGCATATCGAGAATGGCTTCGGTCAGAAGCGAATCCTCGCCGAAGTGCGAGACAGCCGTGGTGTCACGCGTGATTTCGTAGACTTGGTTTGGAACCGCCGGGTCAGTCGCGTTTGCGAGGTCAGCGGGTCCAACGATACAGACATCAGAGGGAGCGTCGCCAGAGCGAGCAATGTTGTTCGCCGAGGTCTCCTCCGTGATAATTCCGGGTTCAGTGGTGTCGCCGTATTGCTTTGCCATGTGTTATCTATGTGAGGGTAATTTGGTTCACGATGTCCTCAATCGTGTCGTAGCCCGCCAACGGTTCTTCGGCTTCAGTGAACGCTTTCAGCACGATGGTCTGATTCAGTTCAGTCTCTGTCGGTTCGATGAACTGGTGGTCGAAGCCATCTGCACCACGGAGTTGCATCTCGTTGAGATGCGGGTGGAACGACTGTGGGTTCTCGCGGAGCATCCGTATCGCACCACGGAGACTATCGAGCAACGAAGTCGCGCCGACCTCATCGGAATCCTTCACGACGATTTCCAGCCGCAGGTCGTAGTAGAACCTGTAGTACAGCTTTTCCTCGCCGTCATTGGGGTCTTCTGCTTGCCCCGCATACGCCGAGTTGTGATACGTGTGGTCTGTGAGGTCGAAGTCCTCAATCAGAACCAGCGGAACGGGGCGCTCGTCTTGCATCCCCGATACACGCACCGGGACCGCAAGGCGGTCTGAAAGGTGGGTGACGAGAGTTGTGATTGCTGTTTCTACGTCCATGTTAGAGCATCCGCAGTTTTTTCTGCACTTCACTGCGGATGTTCTCGCGAGTCACGCCGTAGTACGACTGAAGGATTTCACGCTCGGCGGCCCCGGAGAAGTCAATCCCCGGATAGCCATCCGTGCCGATTTTGCGTGCAACCGCGAAGGCTACACGCACGGTCTCCTCTCCGTAGGCGTCTATCATCGCCTCGATGTCTGGGTTTACGTCATCGGCCATTAGGACCACCCGATGCGGTAGTGGCCGTTGTCCCAGTTCGTAAGAAGGCGGTCGGTGATGGGCTGAACCCAGTCGGTGGGGTCTTCGTTATGTAACTCGATGAGGTCCACAGCCGTTCGGAGCCGATTCGCCATAGATGAAGTGCCTTCTACCGTGCCGTCGTCGTGAAACATAGCTACGAGGTCGTACTCGTCGGTGACGTAGTTGAAGCGGTAGATTTTAGCTGTCATCAAGTCCTCCGAAAAGTGTGTCCATCATGGTTGTTACATCAGCATCAGTCGTGGTCCACGTGTCCGGTGAACGCCTATTCCAGTCCACGGCACCACCGGTATCATCGTCGGGGAACGAGTCGTTCTCGGCGATTTGGCGCTTCTCGTAGGTTTTTTCGATTGATTCACGAAGCGACTCGATGTCAAACTCCCAGAGTTCTTGGCCGCCCCATTCGTCCTCGTTGTCGTAGAGGCTGTAGAGGTCGGTCGAATCGGGGCCGAGAAGTCGTTCGTAATGGCCGTTCCAGAGCGAATCGTCTGGGTGAAGCTCTTTGGCGAACTCGATGAAGTCCTCACGAGTCTCGATGTCGCGCAGTTCCTCGAACAGCTTCTCTTGCTCGTCAAGAATCGCGTTCGAGACCGCGTACATCTTGTCGTAGTCGTCAATTACGTGGCCGTGACCCGGAGATTCACGGTTCAGGTTCTCCCACTCATCGAACACCAGCAGGCGACCGCGCCGCTGGCTATTAAAGTCCATCTCGGGCCGTTGGTGTCCACCGGAGTCGATTGCCCACGGTTGTCCATCGGGGTCGATGAGAATGTTGCCCGTGTGGCGGTCGTCGTTGCCGACAATGTAGTCGAGAACGCCGGTTCGTGCCGCCCATTCGACGTGTTTCTCGCCGAACTCCTCCGGGGTGAGTGGTGCGTCCGGGTTGTAGTAGTTCTTCACCCGGTCGCCAATTTCCTCAGCGTCTTCCACGAACGCCATCATGTTTCCGGTGACGACCGTATCGTCGTAGTCGGTGATAGTGCGCTGTCGTGAAAGCGGGAAGCCGGTTTCGTCGCCACTGCCCACGAGCTTTGCGGCCCGTGAGAAGACTTCCTCGTTCTGCACGACGCCGGGAACCGAAGATGAAACTTCATTCGGCTTGAAAAAACCCCGGTCGCCCGTAGAGTAGGTCACAACGCGAATGTCCTCCGTGTTCGCGGTTTTCTCTATCCCCGCGTCGGCTCCCGTGATAACCTCCTCGATGGTAGCGTCTTCACGTGCAACCGGCTGTGAGTCCAGTTGCGTCTTCGGTGGGTCTCCCCCACCGCTGTCATCGTCAGAGAGTGACCATCCGCCCTGCACTTTGTCGTCCACCCAGTCGATGATGTTCTGCACTGGGGGCTG